CGCTGGTCACTTTTGCAAAACACAGCGACGGATCAACGGTGATTGCGACATCCAAAACATACGATGTCTTTGGCAGCGCGAATAATGGTGCCACGATGTCGGCTGATATCGAGGCGTTGGCCAGTGGTACTTACGTTTGCGTCCTGACATTCGATGAGCCATCTGGCAACCGAGGTAAGATATTGTCTGCTCTGGAATCTCTTGGTGGTACATCTGAAGTCGTCAACTCCTTGCCGTATCGTGGTGCCTACATTCTCCTTGGCCGCAAAGGCATGAAGCCTGGCGATGGTCTGGAACTGCGTGCGCCAACCGGTGGCGACGGCACCGCCCACATCTCGACCTCAGTCGAGTTTGTGAACGGGGTAATGATGGGGTTGGGTGCCGCCGGCGGTGTGATGATGAAGGCTGATGCGAACGCGTCGGCAATTACCACGCTCCAGAACACAGTGAAGGCCCAGGGGGGTAATATTGACTCCCTGAGTTCCTCGGTAACGGCGCTGGAGAACAGCCTCAGGTCGACAAACGATACGGTGAGTAAAAAGGCCGACACGTCCGCGGTGAGTTCACTGACCGGTCGCGTAAGCCGGGTGGAAAACACCATCACCAGCCAGTCGCAGAGCATCACGTCGCTGACCAGCACCATCAATACCATCCGCACTCAGGGCGCTAATCCGTGGGTTGACGGTACGTTCGAAAGCTACGGAGATGGTCATGTGCTGGGCGGGGGCGGCACCGCCGTTGTGGTGGCGTCTCAGAAATTCACCGGCAATAAGAGCCTGCAGGTGAGCCGGGGAGCGAACAATAACGGCAACAGCGATAAACAGCTTGGGAGCTGGCAGTCAGTCCGTGAGGATGCGAAGTTCCGGTTTGAGTTCTGGGCCATGATGCCGGCGGATCAGAAACCCTCCTCCGGGTGGACAACGCTGGTCGGTATCAACTCACTGAATGCTGCCGGTCAAAACTCCTGGCAGTCGGCGGTCACTGTCAGCGAAGCCGCTCTTGGTGCGCGTGATAAGTGGGTGAAATTTACGGGTATTGCCAGTAACAACGGGGGGGGCAGAACACGCGCGGTGGTCTGGATCTCCACCCGTGGCGCCTCCGGCAGCGGCACCCCCGGTTATTCGCTGTATATCGACGATCTGGTTATCACGGATGTTACCGATGCGAAAGCGGCACAGGATGCCTCTGACGCGACGGCGAGTGCCGTAAGCGGTCTGACGGCTCGCGTAACGGATGCCGAAGGGAAAATCACCGCCCAGGCGCAGCAGCAGGCGGCACTGGCCACGAAAGTGGATAATGCCAACTCCCGCGTCGATAACATGGCGAAGACGCTGAGCGACAGCCAGAACACACAGGCCAGTCTGAATACCTCGCTTCAGTCGCAGATTGACGCGCAGGCGGCCGCCAACATCAAAAACCAGACGACGCTGGACAACACGATTAAATCGGTGGCCAGTATCACCAGTACCCAGCAGACGCATGCAACGGCACTGGAGGCGCTGGCAACGCAGCAGACGACCCTGACATCCAGTGTCGGGGATCTCAGTGCTTCCGTTCAGAATACCGCCAAAACCGTGGCGGCTGTGAATGGTACGGTGAGTTCTCTGTGGTCGATGAAGGTTGAGACGGTTAACGGGAAGAAGGTTGGCGCGGGGATTACGCTGGGCAGCAATGGTGAAACGAGCGACATTATCCTTTATGCCGACCGCTTCTCGCTGTTTAACCGTAATAATGCGACGGCTGTTCCGGTGATGGTTGCCGAAGGCAATGAACTGTATATCGATACGGCACGTATCAAAAACAGTTCCCTGACCTCAACCAAAATCGCGGACGGTTCCATCACGAACGCGAAGATCGGCAACGAGATCCGCTCGAATGACTTTGTTGATGGGTCACGCGGCTGGCGTATCGCTAAGGATGGCTCTTCGCAGTTCAACAACGTGATCGTTCGCGGTGCGGTTTATGCGACTGACGGCTGGTTCCAGGGTACGGTATATGCGAACCACATCGAGGGCGACATCGGGTCATTTGCGATCAACATCGCTCAGCACCGCACGCGCAAGGTGCCGAAGGCTACATGGCAGTGGTTTGAGCTGGCCCGGTTCCGGCGGCAGAATTTCGACCAGGTGATCAATATTCGCGGTGGACTCCTCCAGACGGATAGCATCACTATCGACGGCGGCGCGAAACTCAGAGCGGGGATGTCCTACGCGCCAGGGGCTGACGGCGGACTGAATCCTGGCTATCTGTCGTATGCAATGCTTCTTCGTGGCACAGGCGCTACGTCTGGTGGCGGCAGTATGGAGCTAGGCATTGAGCTTATGTATGAAACAGGTGGAGCAACACGCCTGTTAACGGCGCAAGGGTCAATGAACGTAGACAACATGTCATTTGTCGTCCCTGCCGGTACTGGCGACGCTGTTCTGCGATATGGCTGTTACCTGGACCGTAACGGACAGATGGTATTAACCATCCTCTCAAGATTCGACGCCTTCGCCGCGCGCAATAACAACGTAATTCGCGGTTCATCAACCTGATAACAATATATGGCCCCGCAAGGGGCCTTTTCTTTTTCCAGGGAAAACCATCCAGGAGGAACTTTATTATGGCGATGTATGAAGTCGGTACCGTCACGGGTGCCGCGTCGCAGGCACGGGTGACAGGTGCGACAACAAAATGGTCACAGGAGGCGCTGGGGATACTGCCCGGGTCGATTCTAGTGGTCTACCGCAGCGGTAGTGCTGACCTGTATGCGATCAAATCCGTGGACAGCGACACGCAACTGACGCTGACCCGGAATATCACCACCGCATTTTCCGGTGCCAGTTACGGCATTATTACCGCTGAAACCGCCAGCACCTCGTCGTTTGCTAACCAGCTGGCCAGCGCGTTTGCATTCTGGCGTAGTGTAGTAGAGGGCTGGTCGATGGCCCTGACCGGCAGCGGCAATATTACCCTGACTGACCCGATCACAGGAAAGCAGGTGACCGTGCCGGCGATAGCCGGGATGGCGAAAGCATCGGATCTTAACGCGCTGGCAAAACTCACCGGAGGAAACAAACTCGACGGCTCGCAGGTTATAACCAGCGATAATGCCGGTTTTATTCTCGGTAAGAACTCAGATCTGGCTCTGCTCAAAAAACAGGGGCAAGGCGGGACAATTGCCGTTGGCTCGGGAACACCGTTTAGGGTTCAGCGTTCAAGAGCGACCACTGTATCACCGGCAGACACCTTTGATGACATCCTCGTTATTGATGCCAACAACCGAACGACACTACCTGGCGCGCTGACTGCCGGCGGCGACATCGACAACACGACGAAGGGGTTGCTGTATACCCAGGCGATTGAGCTGTCATTTAGCACGCCATACATCGACTTTCATTTTAACTACAGCACCGACGACTTCACCGGGCGGATTATGGCCACTGCCGCCGATCAAATTAGTGTACAAGGTAGTCATTGGCGAGTTGACAGGGATCTTCGTGTTGGTGGTATGGCAGATATTGCAGGGTGGGCGCAATGCGGAGTCGACCTCTCGGCCAATAGGACAGACTTTGGTTCCCCTGCTATTGGTTCGTTGGTTTCAGGCGGACGTATTCGATCCAGAATGCTGGGACGCGGCGGTAACGTTGACCCCTCCGGGGCGTGGGGCGGTTTCTATGTTGAAGAGCACGTAGGAACCGAACACAGGATTATCATGTATATGGACGGCTTCGGGAGAACCGACGCATGGTCATTCCGCGCAGGTGGGGTAATTTCCACGCCCAAGGGCGACGTCATGACGACCGGTTCCGACGTGCGACTGAAAACTGACTTCACACAAGCGCCTGGAAACGCCTCAGAGCGCATTGAACGCTTAGGGGTGTGTGAGTACCGGATGAAGGGGGAAACGCGCCGGAGGCGTGGTTTTATCGCTCAGCAGGCTGAAAAAGCTGATGATCTGTATACTTTCCTCGGCATCGAGCAGGAGATTGATGGCGAAAAATTTAAGGTGATGAATGTGGATTACACGGCAATCATTGCTGACCTGGTTACGGTGGCGCAGGGTTTACTGGTTAAAAATCAGGAACTGGAAAGGCGTATATCTGTACTGGAGGGGATCTGATTGCCCTACGATTAGCCGCTAATAAAAAACAGAACATAAAAGGCCCCTGCAATGCAGGGGCCTTTTTTCTTATGTGGTTTATTTTTTTTCTAACTCTGACTCAAGCAACGCCTCAATTTTTTTCATTAAGCTGGATGGAATCTTCCGGTTATCAAATTTTAAGGTAACGTAATTACCGTTATATTTCGCAACAACCCCTTCACCATATGCTTTTTCGGTCTTTTGTGTATCTTTTGCATTGGTCTTAATAAAATCCTGTAATGCCTGGATGATCCGCATAGGTTCGAACTTTTCACCCTGCTTCTTCATGCGTAGCAGCTGCTGCGCCGCATCGAGCATAGCTTTCTCGTTTCCCTGATATATCTTGAACAAGTCATGCCCCGCACGGGCTGATAGCTCACCAGGATGTTGAAAAATGGCGATGATATCTTTAGGCAGGCCAGCTGTGTTGATGCAGCGGGTTATGATATTGCGGTCCACCCCTTCTGCTTCAGCTAAAGCTTTTACGCTGCCGTCAAAATCTTTCAGGCGGCGCTGATATTTTTTCCCCCGCTCATATGCGCTTGTTGGTCGATAATCGTTGCCGATTTGAGAGAGCCACTGCATTTGTTCGTCATCGAGATCACCGACTAATACGCGATAATCGCAACCTGTAATGATGGCTGTTTTTCGGCGCCGAGAACCATCAGCAACCTCTATGATGCCTGCAGTTTTGCGAGCGAACGCCGGGTTCTGCTGCCCCGAAGTGAGGAATGACGGAACGAGATCGGCCAAGGACGTTTCGTTGAGCAGGTCTTGATCACGTTCATTACCGAGCCAAACCATCGTCGCCATTTCAACTTTATCCGCTGGGATAGTTTCCAGCTTAAAGTTAACGTTACGTCCACACACAGGCAGCATAATACTGTTTCCCGATAATGAACTAAGCTGGCGTTGCAAATCACCCACCATCGGTGACACAGGCTGTGATGCGGGCGCCTGGTGCGTCTTGCTCATAATGCTGTCGATGTTGGGGGCATTTTTTAAAATAGAGCGCTGTTTCACAATTAGTCCTCCCAACGAGGTTTAATCAAGTCATCGAAAATTTCTTGGCAAACAGGCTCCCAAATAGAGACTGCATTTCGCCATGCATTAAGCGTTGAACGCTGGTTCGCGGCCTGTTCAAATACTGTGCGCATTTTTATTTGGCCCTTTCCTACCTCATCCGTCACTCGGACAACCTGACGCAGGACCATCGATCCCCATGTATTTCTGATTTGCTCTTCCATCCAGCGCGATTGATTGCCAGTGGTCAGACTGTATTTCGTTAGTAACAGCCGTACAACAGGCTCAAAACCACCTAAATCAACGGTTTTAAGAAGGTCCAGAAGCATGGTGAAGAACTGCAGAACGGATGAATAATCAAATAGCTCTGCAGGGGTAGCCACGACGATAATATCGGCTGCGCAAACAACATTAATCGTACCTGTCCCTAAGTTTGGAGCGCTATCAATGACGATGATGTCATAGTTATCCCATACGGATTCGATAGCGGCCCGTAGCATCAGATGCGGAGGATGAGGTAGTTTTCCTTGGGCATGGTATTGCATCAGATCCGTTTCGATACGGTGCAGCGCCAGGCAGCTGGGGATAATGTCCAGACCTGGCCAGCAGGTCGGTTTTATAGCGTATTCCGCATTATCACGCTCACCAAGGTAAAACGGGAGCAAAGTATCCTCGGCATGGATGTGTAAATCCGGTACATAGCCGTGATACATCGAGGCGGTCCCTTGCGGATCGTTACCTTCAATGAGTAGCACTCGGTGACCTTGCAGAGCTAACCATTGAGCTTCATGCACTGCAGATGAGGTTTTATAAACGCCGCCTTTGTGCGACATAACAGCTAACACAGCTGGATTTTTGTCTGCAGGCCGTTGATTCGGATTGCCGAAAATGCTGCGCATATGGCTAATCTGGTCGATGGTATAGCCGGCGCGACGTTCAACACGACCGCGTAACTCAAAATCAGGTGGTGGTAGTCGCCCATTTTTTTCAGCATCCCTAATTGCTTGCGGCGAAACGCCGATTAAATCAGCAACCTCGGTTATCCCCCAGCGACGAGTGATACGGCGAGCCTCGGGGCTATCATCACCAAATTGAGCTATAGCAATGGCCTGCGTCATCTCCTGCCCGCGGCTGATACATTCATGCAGTAAATTAATAAGCGACATTCCAATCCCCCTTGAGGAGTAATTTTCCTTTATGTTTTTTATCGTACTTTATGTATTTAACGCAAAGCAACGTAAAAAACGCAAAGTTGATGATAAAAAGCAAAGTTTATGATTTAACCAACAGAAACAGGCTTTTAGCGTGCTTAGCCAATGCATTATGAGTAGAAGGTAAGTTAGAAGAAGAAGTGTAAAACCTAACTTTATGTTTTTTATAGATAAAGTTGTTATCTGTCTTCAACTCTATCGGAAGATAACAGACTGCTTTCGAGGCCCTTTTTATTTAAAGGACATCAACCGATAAATAGACCACAACAACGTAACACTATCAGACAACATAAACACAAAGAAAAATTTAGGCTTCCCCATTCCTTAACTTGATCACAAAAACTCACATCATAACATAATTGCATGTCATCGGTTAGTCACAACAATTGACATCGTAACCAATTCAGAGAACATAGTGAAGTATCATAACACAACGGCACTACATATCAGCACACAATAGCCCATTATACGCGCGTATAATGGGCTATTGTGTGCTGATATGTAGTGCCGTTGTGTTATGATACTTCACTATGTTCTCTGAATTGGTTACGATGTCAATTGTTGTGACTAACCGATGACATGCAATTATGTTATGATGTGAGTTTTTGTGATCAAGTTAAGGAATGGGGAAGCCTAAATTTTTCTTTGTGTTTATGTTGTCTGATAGTGTTACGTTGTTGTGGTCTATTTATCGGTTGATGTCCTTTAAATAAAAAGGGCCTCGAAAGCAGTCTGTTATCTTCCGATAGAGTTGAAGACAGATAACAACTTTATCTATAAAAAACATAAAGTTAGGTTTTACACTTCTTCTTCTAACTTACCTTCTACTCATAATGCATTGGCTAAGCACGCTAAAAGCCTGTTTCTGTTGGTTAAATCATAAACTTTGCTTTTTATCATCAACTTTGCGTTTTTTACGTTGCTTTGCGTTAAATACATAAAGTACGATAAAAAACATAAAGGAAAATTACTCCTCAAGGGGGATTGGAATGTCGCTTATTAATTTACTGCATGAATGTATCAGCCGCGGGCAGGAGATGACGCAGGCCATTGCTATAGCTCAATTTGGTGATGATAGCCCCGAGGCTCGCCGTATCACTCGTCGCTGGGGGATAACCGAGGTTGCTGATTTAATCGGCGTTTCGCCGCAAGCAATTAGGGATGCTGAAAAAAATGGGCGACTACCACCACCTGATTTTGAGTTACGCGGTCGTGTTGAACGTCGCGCCGGCTATACCATCGACCAGATTAGCCATATGCGCAGCATTTTCGGCAATCCGAATCAACGGCCTGCAGACAAAAATCCAGCTGTGTTAGCTGTTATGTCGCACAAAGGCGGCGTTTATAAAACCTCATCTGCAGTGCATGAAGCTCAATGGTTAGCTCTGCAAGGTCACCGAGTGCTACTCATTGAAGGTAACGATCCGCAAGGGACCGCCTCGATGTATCACGGCTATGTACCGGATTTACACATCCATGCCGAGGATACTTTGCTCCCGTTTTACCTTGGTGAGCGTGATAATGCGGAATACGCTATAAAACCGACCTGCTGGCCAGGTCTGGACATTATCCCCAGCTGCCTGGCGCTGCACCGTATCGAAACGGATCTGATGCAATACCATGCCCAAGGAAAACTACCTCATCCTCCGCATCTGATGCTACGGGCCGCTATCGAATCCGTATGGGATAACTATGACATCATCGTCATTGATAGCGCTCCAAACTTAGGGACAGGTACGATTAATGTTGTTTGCGCAGCCGATATTATCGTCGTGGCTACCCCTGCAGAGCTATTTGATTATTCATCCGTTCTGCAGTTCTTCACCATGCTTCTGGACCTTCTTAAAACCGTTGATTTAGGTGGTTTTGAGCCTGTTGTACGGCTGTTACTAACGAAATACAGTCTGACCACTGGCAATCAATCGCGCTGGATGGAAGAGCAAATCAGAAATACATGGGGATCGATGGTCCTGCGTCAGGTTGTCCGAGTGACGGATGAGGTAGGAAAGGGCCAAATAAAAATGCGCACAGTATTTGAACAGGCCGCGAACCAGCGTTCAACGCTTAATGCATGGCGAAATGCAGTCTCTATTTGGGAGCCTGTTTGCCAAGAAATTTTCGATGACTTGATTAAACCTCGTTGGGAGGACTAATTGTGAAACAGCGCTCTATTTTAAAAAATGCCCCCAACATCGACAGCATTATGAGCAAGACGCACCAGGCGCCCGCATCACAGCCTGTGTCACCGATGGTGGGTGATTTGCAACGCCAGCTTAGTTCATTATCGGGAAACAGTATTATGCTGCCTGTGTGTGGACGTAACGTTAACTTTAAGCTGGAAACTATCCCAGCGGATAAAGTTGAAATGGCGACGATGGTTTGGCTCGGTAATGAACGTGATCAAGACCTGCTCAACGAAACGTCCTTGGCCGATCTCGTTCCGTCATTCCTCACTTCGGGGCAGCAGAACCCGGCGTTCGCTCGCAAAACTGCAGGCATCATAGAGGTTGCTGATGGTTCTCGGCGCCGAAAAACAGCCATCATTACAGGTTGCGATTATCGCGTATTAGTCGGTGATCTCGATGACGAACAAATGCAGTGGCTCTCTCAAATCGGCAACGATTATCGACCAACAAGCGCATATGAGCGGGGGAAAAAATATCAGCGCCGCCTGAAAGATTTTGACGGCAGCGTAAAAGCTTTAGCTGAAGCAGAAGGGGTGGACCGCAATATCATAACCCGCTGCATCAACACAGCTGGCCTGCCTAAAGATATCATCGCCATTTTTCAACATCCTGGTGAGCTATCAGCCCGTGCGGGGCATGACTTGTTCAAGATATATCAGGGAAACGAGAAAGCTATGCTCGATGCGGCGCAGCAGCTGCTACGCATGAAGAAGCAGGGTGAAAAGTTCGAACCTATGCGGATCATCCAGGCATTACAGGATTTTATTAAGACCAATGCAAAAGATACACAAAAGACCGAAAAAGCATATGGTGAAGGGGTTGTTGCGAAATATAACGGTAATTACGTTACCTTAAAATTTGATAACCGGAAGATTCCATCCAGCTTAATGAAAAAAATTGAGGCGTTGCTTGAGTCAGAGTTAGAAAAAAAATAAACCACATAAGAAAAAAGGCCCCTGCATTGCAGGGGCCTTTTATGTTCTGTTTTTTATTAGCGGCTAATCGTAGGGCAATCAGATCCCCTCCAGTACAGATATACGCCTTTCCAGTTCCTGATTTTTAACCAGTAAACCCTGCGCCACCGTAACCAGGTCAGCAATGATTGCCGTGTAATCCACATTCATCACCTTAAATTTTTCGCCATCAATCTCCTGCTCGATGCCGAGGAAAGTATACAGATCATCAGCTTTTTCAGCCTGCTGAGCGATAAAACCACGCCTCCGGCGCGTTTCCCCCTTCATCCGGTACTCACACACCCCTAAGCGTTCAATGCGCTCTGAGGCGTTTCCAGGCGCTTGTGTGAAGTCAGTTTTCAGTCGCACGTCGGAACCGGTCGTCATGACGTCGCCCTTGGGCGTGGAAATTACCCCACCTGCGCGGAATGACCATGCGTCGGTTCTCCCGAAGCCGTCCATATACATGATAATCCTGTGTTCGGTTCCTACGTGCTCTTCAACATAGAAACCGCCCCACGCCCCGGAGGGGTCAACGTTACCGCCGCGTCCCAGCATTCTGGATCGAATACGTCCGCCTGAAACCAACGAACCAATAGCAGGGGAACCAAAGTCTGTCCTATTGGCCGAGAGGTCGACTCCGCATTGCGCCCACCCTGCAATATCTGCCATACCACCAACACGAAGATCCCTGTCAACTCGCCAATGACTACCTTGTACACTAATTTGATCGGCGGCAGTGGCCATAATCCGCCCGGTGAAGTCGTCGGTGCTGTAGTTAAAATGAAAGTCGATGTATGGCGTGCTAAATGACAGCTCAATCGCCTGGGTATACAGCAACCCCTTCGTCGTGTTGTCGATGTCGCCGCCGGCAGTCAGCGCGCCAGGTAGTGTCGTTCGGTTGTTGGCATCAATAACGAGGATGTCATCAAAGGTGTCTGCCGGTGATACAGTGGTCGCTCTTGAACGCTGAACCCTAAACGGTGTTCCCGAGCCAACGGCAATTGTCCCGCCTTGCCCCTGTTTTTTGAGCAGAGCCAGATCTGAGTTCTTACCGAGAATAAAACCGGCATTATCGCTGGTTATAACCTGCGAGCCGTCGAGTTTGTTTCCTCCGGTGAGTTTTGCCAGCGCGTTAAGATCCGATGCTTTCGCCATCCCGGCTATCGCCGGCACGGTCACCTGCTTTCCTGTGATCGGGTCAGTCAGGGTAATATTGCCGCTGCCGGTCAGGGCCATCGACCAGCCCTCTACTACACTACGCCAGAATGCAAACGCGCTGGCCAGCTGGTTAGCAAACGACGAGGTGCTGGCGGTTTCAGCGGTAATAATGCCGTAACTGGCACCGGAAAATGCGGTGGTGATATTCCGGGTCAGCGTCAGTTGCGTGTCGCTGTCCACGGATTTGATCGCATACAGGTCAGCACTACCGCTGCGGTAGACCACTAGAATCGACCCGGGCAGTATCCCCAGCGCCTCCTGTGACCATTTTGTTGTCGCACCTGTCACCCGTGCCTGCGACGCGGCACCCGTGACGGTACCGACTTCATACATCGCCATAATAAAGTTCCTCCTGGATGGTTTTCCCTGGAAAAAGAAAAGGCCCCTTGCGGGGCCATATATTGTTATCAGGTTGATGAACCGCGAATTACGTTGTTATTGCGCGCGGCGAAGGCGTCGAATCTTGAGAGGATGGTTAATACCATCTGTCCGTTACGGTCCAGGTAACAGCCATATCGCAGAACAGCGTCGCCAGTACCGGCAGGGACGACAAATGACATGTTGTCTACGTTCATTGACCCTTGCGCCGTTAACAGGCGTGTTGCTCCACCTGTTTCATACATAAGCTCAATGCCTAGCTCCATACTGCCGCCACCAGACGTAGCGCCTGTGCCACGAAGAAGCATTGCATACGACAGATAGCCAGGATTCAGTCCGCCGTCAGCCCCTGGCGCGTAGGACATCCCCGCTCTGAGTTTCGCGCCGCCGTCGATAGTGATGCTATCCGTCTGGAGGAGTCCACCGCGAATATTGATCACCTGGTCGAAATTCTGCCGCCGGAACCGGGCCAGCTCAAACCACTGCCATGTAGCCTTCGGCACCTTGCGCGTGCGGTGCTGAGCGATGTTGATCGCAAATGACCCGATGTCGCCCTCGATGTGGTTCGCATATACCGTACCCTGGAACCAGCCGTCAGTCGCATAAACCGCACCGCGAACGATCACGTTGTTGAACTGCGAAGAGCCATCCTTAGCGATACGCCAGCCGCGTGACCCATCAACAAAGTCATTCGAGCGGATCTCGTTGCCGATCTTCGCGTTCGTGATGGAACCGTCCGCGATTTTGGTTGAGGTCAGGGAACTGTTTTTGATACGTGCCGTATCGATATACAGTTCATTGCCTTCGGCAACCATCACCGGAACAGCCGTCGCATTATTACGGTTAAACAGCGAGAAGCGGTCGGCATAAAGGATAATGTCGCTCGTTTCACCATTGCTGCCCAGCGTAATCCCCGCGCCAACCTTCTTCCCGTTAACCGTCTCAACCTTCATCGACCACAGAGAACTCACCGTACCATTCACAGCCGCCACGGTTTTGGCGGTATTCTGAACGGAAGCACTGAGATCCCCGACACTGGATGTCAGGGTCGTCTGCTGCGTTGCCAGCGCCTCCAGTGCCGTTGCATGCGTCTGCTGGGTACTGGTGATACTGGCCACCGATTTAATCGTGTTGTCCAGCGTCGTCTGGTTTTTGATGTTGGCGGCCGCCTGCGCGTCAATCTGCGACTGAAGCGAGGTATTCAGACTGGCCTGTGTGTTCTGGCTGTCGCTCAGCGTCTTCGCCATGTTATCGACGCGGGAGTTGGCATTATCCACTTTCGTGGCCAGTGCCGCCTGCTGCTGCGCCTGGGCGGTGATTTTCCCTTCGGCATCCGTTACGCGAGCCGTCAGACCGCTTACGGCACTCGCCGTCGCGTCAGAGGCATCCTGTGCCGCTTTCGCATCGGTAACATCCGTGATAACCAGATCGTCGATATACAGCGAATAACCGGGGGTGCCGCTGCCGGAGGCGCCACGGGTGGAGATCCAGACCACCGCGCGTGTTCTGCCCCCCCCGTTGTTACTGGCAATACCCGTAAATTTCACCCACTTATCACGCGCACCAAGAGCGGCTTCGCTGACAGTGACCGCCGACTGCCAGGAGTTTTGACCGGCAGCATTCAGTGAGTTGATACCGACCAGCGTTGTCCACCCGGAGGAGGGTTTCTGATCCGCCGGCATCATGGCCCAGAACTCAAACCGGAACTTCGCATCCTCACGGACTGACTGCCAGCTCCCAAGCTGTTTATCGCTGTTGCCGTTATTGTTCGCTCCCCGGCTCACCTGCAGGCTCTTATTGCCGGTGAATTTCTGAGACGCCACCACAACGGCGGTGCCGCCCCCGCCCAGCACATGACCATCTCCGTAGCTTTCGAACGTACCGTCAACCCACGGATTAGCGCCCTGAGTGCGGATGGTATTGATGGTGCTGGTCAGCGACGTGATGCTCTGCGACTGGCTGGTGATGGTGTTTTCCACCCGGCTTACGCGACCGGTCAGTGAACTCACCGCGGACGTGTCGGCCTTTTTACTCACCGTATCGTTTGTCGACCTGAGGCTGTTCTCCAGCGCCGTTACCGAGGAACTCAGGGAGTCAATATTACCCCCCTGGGCCTTCACTGTGTTCTGGAGCGTGGTAATTGCCGACGCGTTCGCATCAGCCTTCATCATCACACCGCCGGCGGCACCCAACCCCATCATTACCCCGTTCACAAACTCGACTGAGGTCGAGATGTGGGCGGTGCCGTCGCCACCGGTTGGCGCACGCAGTTCCAGACCATCGCCAGGCTTCATGCCTTTGCGGCCAAGGAGAATGTAGGCACCACGATACGGCAAGGAGTTGACGACTTCAGATGTACCACCAAGAGATTCCAGAGCAGACAATATCTTACCTCGGTTGCCAGATGGCTCATCGAATGTCAGGACGCAAACGTAAGTACCACTGGCCAACGCCTCGATATCAGCCGACATCGTGGCACCATTATTCGCGCTGCCAAAGACATCGTATGTTTTGGATGTCGCAATCACCGTTGATCCGTCGCTGTGTTTTGCAAAAGTGACCAGCG